CTGCATTATCATTTTCAAGGGTTGAGACTTTCATTTCTTCGGTGTATTTAACGCCGTTTGCAGCTCCTATGTCAACCGCCGCCGCCATGTTAGCTGATGCTGATACTTCGACTTTTACCGCACCGTATAAGACCTGAGCGGGTGTTTCTGTAGTTTGTGGGTTTGCCATTTTATGTCTCCAGTGTTCTCATTTTTAATTTGTAGTCTTGAATTATCATCCAACTATCTGAAACACTATCATAGAAAGGATCTTGATTAGAATCGTTTTCTATAAAGTGTATTTTTGTGCTACCAAATGTTCCCCGCATATTATGGAGGGATGTTAAAAGCTGATTGCCGGCGGTTAAACATGAATTCTTTGGAGCTGTTCCTCCAGCCGGAAAACTTATCCAAAACCTCCAGCGCTGATTTCTAAACTGACTCTCCGGTGTTCTCACATCACTTATCATAGTATAAGTAATCATCTTTTTAGTTACCGCAGTATCTGGCATTTGTCCCCAACCGATCCCGCCCGTATCAAGAAGAGCTGTTAAAGCGGTCTCAGCCGCTAAATATGTATATATATTATCTTTCAGCGATATATTAGCCACCGAAAACCTCCTCTTCATACTTTGCCATATATGGAATTAAAATATCTCTCATTCTTACCATAATTCCAAATCGTCTTTCCAGGTAAACATCGTAATTAGTTCCCGCGTTTATTCTTATAGTTTCATCATTTATAAATTCAAAGTTTTTGCTGTTCGCGGAAAGTCCAATGTCCCAATGTTGTCTTCCATCTTCTCCTATCTGCGCGGCTGCAATATTTACTCCTTGATGACCTGTCAATGTTAATAGCTTTTTACGTTTAGCTTTAAACATTTTCATAACTTCATCATGATTAAATTCTACGGTCATTTAATTTTATCCAAAGCTTTAAATATTTTTTTTCAAACCATGACATTTTTAATAATAGTTTAAATCTACGCTGAATATTGGATACATCTTTAAATGCTATCTCTCTCATTCTCCAACCTTTTCAAGTAGTAGCTCGATGTGCCTATCCATCATATTAGGGTTATGCTTTGAATATATAGAGTATTCTTTTCCGTCTGCTTTACGGCCTGTTCCGGTGTTGGTGCTGGCCTGGTAAAATATGCAAGGTGTTCCCACTGCTGCTGAAGAGGTCAATGTCCATGATCCGCCCTCTGTTTTATGATATCCCGCAACATCTGACATAGTTAACGTGTGTAAATCGATTGTTTTAACCCGGTCTTTTTCATTTACGGCTACATCGGAATTGCAATATAGTTTAGAATCAATCTGTATTACAGATCCTTTTTCTGTCCATTGCCGGTTACTACTATTCCGGTCAATCAAGCAATACAATTCATCTTGCAAAGCGTAGGCGGGTTCCCAGTCAGGAGCTGTCCACTCACTGAACCTATTGACAGAGAATAAAGTGTTAAAATAATCTTGTATCATATGTTTATAAACCTTTTAATCGATTTATAAATATCGTTAGGAACTCCAAAGGGGTTGCCGTCTCCCGATGCACTCCATGAGTAAGAACCGACACTTTCACCGGTTAAGCCTGACATTGAATTGCTGTTCATTAAATATTGGATCATCTTCGCAGCTGTAAGTTTCGCACCTTGTGGATATACTGTAAATATTACGTCTGTAGCGGTAGTTGTCGCCGCTGTGTCTATTTCAATCGTGTTATATGTTGTATCAATATCGGTTATATAATTATCAATTGAATTTGTAGAGTTAAATAGATATTCCATGCGGTTAAGGAATAAAGATGTTCTTCCCGTTCCGGTCATTAACTCAGGCTCAAACGTATATGGATATATTCTGAGATTAGTTACAGTTTTATCCGATGTTGTCAAATCGCCCTGGACTTGTAGAAAAGGGATGTTCCTAATCTGAAGGTATTTAGATTCAACCTCTGGAATAAGTGCCGCTATCTGTGTATCGTTTGCGGTGCTTGTTATTCCGAGTAAAGACTTATATTGTGCAATTGTTAGGATCATTTTCTCTCCTGTAATGCTTATTTATCCCCTCCGTAAAGGGGATTTACAAAAATTACATCCAGTATGGTTTTAGCCAGCAATCTACGGGCACGCCTGATACGGTAGTATCTTGGAGAGCGATTCCACAATAGGCTGATGCGTCTGTTGCTTCGTTTGATAATATTGTTACTGTCCGTGTACCTGCAACTGCTCCAAGTAGTATCTCTGTAACTGTTGCAAATGGTGTTGTGCCATGATCTTCTTCGGTCGTATCGTTAAGAGCGTCAACAATCTCTATTGCAACGCCGTCAAGACCTGTACCTCTTAAGCATATTGCCGCTGTGGTTGTGTCACTCGCATCATGTCTGGGAATAAGACCATACGCATTCGATGCTGTTGCTGCTGCTATTCCAGCAGTAAGGGCAGCAGGGGCAATTGTTGTAATTGTTGCGTTTGCGCTTGCCTCTCTGATTGTTATAGTTCCAGTACACACTGCGGATAATCTTGCGCCAAGTAGAACATCCCAGTCAAGATGAGCAGAGTCAAGTTGTGTTGTTCCTGTAAGCGTTAGCGTTTCTGTGACAAGTACCGTTGCGGCCCCGTTTAATGTCCCATATAGTGTTATCGTCTGGGTTAAATCTGTATTATCAGATGATACAATTTCTATACCGTCATTAGTAGGTTGGTTAGTAAATCCACCTCCTGCTGTTGCTGTTAGCAATGACGCCTGAGATGTTTGTGCTTTACCGATATATCCGGTTGCTCTTGGGGCTATCCTGTCACCAACTGCAACCGGAGATCCTGCCATTACCGGAACAAATCCAAATTCAACGTCTTGCTTTCCTGCTGATGCGCATGAATTTCTTATCGCACCCATGACCGCTGTATTTTGCTCAGTACCTATTTTAATTTCACCCGCTGTATATTCAACAAGTCTTCCGGCTGGAATTATTACTGCTGTAGCGGTCATTTGTGGTACAGTTACTTGGCCGGCTACATACTGCCTCATATCCGGGTTTTTAATTGCTATTTTTGGGTTTTTACTTTTTACTGCCATTTTATTACCTCTTTAATTTATCGTAGCCGGGTAATTACCCCGGCATTCGTTCCGATGTTATGCTAATCCGTAAACCTTGCCATGATAGCTTTCGTGGCCAAAATCACAACCGATATAACCCTGAATATATCCTTTTTGCGCTGCTGTTCCGTCTGAATATTCTTTCATCAATATATCTGCTCCGGTATAATGAGGCATTACAACCGGCTGAACATAAGCGAGATCGACAATGATGAGGTTATTATCAGTAACCGCATTTGACCATATTAGAGACACTGGGCCGAAAGTGGTGAAAATAGTATTGAGTTGAACACCGCCTACAAATCTATCCTGTGGCATGAATCCGTATAGCGCCTGAAGCTGATCGATGTATTTAGGCTGTGCAAGAATAGCCATGTTGTCCATCGGTGCGCCTGCTGCTGCCATCTTAACAAGTAGACTTGCGATCATGCCAGAGTCAAGTGCTGCTGAAGATGCGTTTTCTGTGTTTGTTTGAATCCCGACCGTAGAATCAAGAAGACCTCCACAAGCCACTGAGGTTCCAACTGCTGAACGTGCAACATATGATCCTTTAATACATACCGCTTCCCAGTCTGCTGCAAGTTGTGCCTGCATAAGTGCCGCTTGAACGTCAAACTCTGAAACTAGAGGGAGATTATCAGAAACAAATGTACTTGATACAATTTGCCTTTTTGCTGATTCTCTTAAATCTGAAACAATGATATCATATTTGTTTATTTGCACTTGATTGCTTACAGGTGTTTTAGCGTAAAACTTCGCCGAATTTGCGGTGAGTGATGCGGTTTCTGAAAGTAAATTAGTTGTTGCACTTGCAGTATCAAGTGAATATGACGCCGACATATCATATGTCTGTGAATTTACTCTTCTTGCGCCATTGAGACCGCCTATTGCAGCCAGAAATTTACCTGTGTTTTTGGTTGCACCAATTTGAAAAACCTGACCGATGACGTTTGTATCATTATACGATTGTGCTGTTGCTGTAGTTGCTGCCATGTTTATACCTCGTTAATTTAAGGTAACTCCTTGCTGTGCCGCTGCTCTGACTATTGCGTTTTGCTGTGCAATGTTACCCGTTTTTATTGCGTCTTGATAGGCACTCTGCAAAGTAGCCGGGGGTGTTGTATTTCCTGCCGCCGGTGCTTGCGTGTTAGCCTTTAAGACATTCAACTCTTCTGTAAGAGTCTTTATTTGCTTCTCATAATCTTTTGTTATAGAGTCCTTAAAAGATCTAATTAGTTCGGCCGACTCTTTCAATTCTTCTCTAGAATTTCCCTTAATAAGACTTGAAAACTTATCGTCAAGGCCTATGTTCTTTGCCGTAATATCGGCCACTTCTTTCAGAAATTCTTTTCTCTCTTCGTCAATTTTAAACTTTGCCTGTTCTTCTGCTGTTTTAGTTGCAAGTAATTCCTTTTTCAAGTCTGTGTTAGCTTTATCCCTGCTTGATAGTAATTCCTTATATTTCTTTTCTGTTTCAAGTCTTGCCTGTTCTTTAACTTCGTCTATTGATAATTCTTTTGACTCTTGAATTTCTGGAGTTTGACCTTCTGTAAGTTCAACCTCTTTAATTTCGTCTGCCATAATGTTATAAACTCCTTGTTTAGTTCTTTAGTATTTAATAATTTGACAATTATAGTATTTAAGGAAAATGTCAAGTACTTTTCGTTTCAATATCCTCTTTGGGTCATCCATCCTGAAATTGCAGATTCATAATCTATAACCGGATCTCTGCTATTCGATACCGTCATTGTCGGGTATTCGTCAACATCGTCAAAATTACCGGGTATATTTACACGCCTACACCGGCAGTTAATGTTCTGCGCGGCTTGATCCGGCCCGCTTAAAAGCCTCGGCCCTATTCCTATACTTGCACCAACTCTAAATAATGGATCTCCATTAGGATAAAACTCTCTTGCCTTCTTGTTATTCATTGCCCTATGAGAGTCTCGTTCCCTTGCGTCCGCTCTGCCTGTCCATACATAGACGAAATTTATACCCATTGCCCGGGCTTCACTAACTGCCTGCTCTTGCGCTAATGATAAAGCAGTCAAAAGCTCTGTTCGTGCAGTTGTTGCCACCCTTGAAATTGAGCTCCCGAAAATAGCGTCTAATCGTGCGGTTAACTGTGGAATGCTCTCACCTAATCCGGCAGATAATGCCACCTGTTCGCGGAGAGATTCTCTTAATGCAGTTTGTTGGTTTCTTACAATATCTCTAAAGCTATTTGCTCCGATCTGTTCATCCAATGATGCAATTATAGCGCGGTTATTCAGTGTTGAGAATGGCAAAACAGGGTATTCATTCCCGGTTGCATAATATCCAGATAGGTCAAAAGCATAACTATAAAATGTTGATCTGAATTGCTGCAAATAAGCCCGTTCTATCTCTGTGGTGGTTAATCCGGTAAGCGCACTTAGTTTAATATCGATTTGCTTGAAGAGTTCTGTTAACCGCTGCGCTTGATATTGCTGTGACCATGATGGATCGATTGATCTATAGAATTGTTTAAGCTTTTCAGAGATATCTTTTTGCATAAGAATATAAGCCCTAGCCAATGTTTTATTAGTCGCTTCCACATTTGCCAAAGCTCTGTTATATATGTCTATTTCTGATTGCGTCCAGCTCATTCAACCGGGAAAAGTAAATCCCTCTTCCCCTCTCCTGATTCAATAGCTTTGTGACAGTGGTTTGTTTGCCAGAAAAACAACTTATCGATAAATTTTCGCCATGTTGAATTCGGCCACACTCTGCCCGCTCTGCTTGAAATTGTTTCATCAGGGTCTCCCAACATTATCACGTTTGCAAGTTGATCTATGCCCAGAAGAATGTTCATTATGTACATTTTTAATTTTTTCATTTTCACCTCAATTATTGCAAGCCGTTTCAGTTTCAAATTTTACGGGCTTTTTATTCTTTTTTTTCTTTTCCGTCTGTACTATTTCTTTCTTTGCAGGTCGCTCTGATACATGAGATTCTTCCATGTATTGCACACTGGTGCTTGACAACTTGACTGCCTGCGGTAAAAATAACGCCAAAGAGAAACAGCTGCACCCGACTAAGTAACATAAAGATATCAATATTTTGTACTTCCATTTCATTTTAATCCTCAACACACGATATATTTTATTATTCAACAGCTCTTGTATTGTCAATCTGCTCTTTTGCCTGTTCTTGTAGTTTGCCAATCAATACCATTGATAATTTGGCTGGCACTTCTCCAAGAGCCTGAAGAATTAAATTTGCCTCTTCCATCGTTACTTTAAATTCTAATTCCATTACAATCCCCTTTTTTATATAGTAAATTCTTTTACAAAGTCCCAACCAAACTTTTCATTGATTGCTTTCATCATAAGTTCCATGTCTATTCGTAAATGTTTCCCTGTGACTGTGTCCACAGAATCGTAAATCCAGTTATTAGTTCCCTTCATTCCTTCTTCATCAACTTTGATTATCATTTTTATCCTTAGTCAAATGTTATTTCGTCATAAATTAAAGTGTCTATAGCTTCTTGCCTTATGTTGCTGTTTACCATTAATTTAATGTAACCAAGAATATCCTTATTCATAAACTCTTTTTTAGTTTGTGGATTAGGGATTGACCCACATTCTCCATCATCAATGAGTTCTTGATAACCTCTTGCCTTGCAAAATCTATCTCCTAACTCTAATTTTTTAGCACTCGTCCAGCTTAATACTGGTTCCTGTGTTTCGATAAATCCTAATATGTCCATTTTGTTATCCTATTAATTTTTATACTCCAGAAATCCGCCTGTGCAAGTGAATATGTTTCCTGCTTTAGCATTATTCCATTCAGCTGTTATTATTACATTTTCTGATGCAGTTGTATCAATTGTATCAATTCCACAAACATCATTAGAATTTCCTGCTGCGTCCATATCAATATGCCATGCCATACTACCTGATGCTCCAGCAGTTCTTAATATTGCAGAACCTTTAATATGCCAACATTTTGCTGTAACTCCTGAGGCTGGGCTTAATATAGTTGCCATAGTAGTTGTACCAATTTTAACTCTAATAGTTACTTCATCAGCTGCAGCTGCTTCATCAATAGTACCAAACATTTCAAGTTTTAAAATATTTCCTGCGACCATTGAATTTGCTGGAACTAATCCTGTAAATACTGTTGTTTCTGTAGTTGTATCTGTTATAGTAGTTGTATCTATTTTTACATCACTTGTCCTATCTATAGCTTTTCTAGAACTTTTATTTGTTATCCAAATTCTACTATCATGATATTCTATTGCTCCTGACTCTGGTGTTGTAAGAGCTGTCCCAGAAGTAAATTTCAAAGGGGATGTCCCTGCTGCTGCTGTTCCTGCTGGTAAATGTAATCTTGCAGTAGGTGTTGCTGTTCCTATCCCAACCCTACCACCTGTAGTGTTGATGTTTAAATACCCGCTACTATTAACACCTAGTGTCCCCGTAACCCCAGAAGTATAAGCTAAAGTTAATTGAGTGGCTGTAGCTGCTATGTAGAGTTTAGTTGCTGGTGTTGCCGTTCCTATTCCTATATAACCAGTACTCAAATCACCGTAAATAGTATTCCCTATGTTTAGTTGGTTGCTACCTGTGGCTACTGGAGCGTTTACATTATCTCCAATTATTATATTTGAGCTTCCAGTTGTTATATTGTCGCCAGCTTGGTAGCCAAGTAGTATATTATTATTCCCTTCTGTAAGAACATAACCAGCCCTATAACCCGCTACAACATTATAATTTCCTGTTGTAATTACCGTTGTAGATTGATGCCCTATTGAAACATTTCCAGTGTATGAATTACCACTTACACCTTCAAGGGCTTCTCTCCCGACTGAAACATTATAATTTCCTGTTTCATTCCATCTCCCCGCAAAATAACCTACTCCAACATTTGCGTCACCTGTTGTGTTTTGATACAAAGCTATTGGCCCAACAGCTACATTAAAATCACCTCCAATATTAAATCTTAATGCCGCAATGCCGAAAGCCATATTATAACTACCGTCCACATTAGCATATAAAGCATTTGCTCCGATTGCTTGGTTTTGAATTCCTGTCGTATTTGAACGTAACGCGTTGTTTCCAACAGCTACGTTTTGTGATCCAGTAGTAACAGATACAAAAGCATCAAGTCCAATAGCTACGTTATACCAACCCTCATTCCCTGTGCTATGTGCTAAGTTTCCGCTTCCAGCGACATTTACACCCAAAAATGTATTAGTATCACTATTTAAATATTGATCAGTAGCAATGTCTAGGTAGAGGTTAGCTCTTCCGCCTGTACTAGTAAGGTTATAGTATCCGCTTGAGTCTGTAGTTTGCGAAGTATAAACCGCTGCACTATATGAAGCTCTGATTTGTTCTGTGGTGGATAGGACTTCTAGTTTAGCGTTTGGCGTTGCTGTTCCGGCTCCTGTGTAACTGTTTAATTCATTATGAAGCAAGCCGGTAGTCAGACTGCCTAGAGCAATCAGCCCTTTTGTTGCATGGCTGGTTGATTGCAATAATAAGTTTTCACCCGTCGCAGTCCCGCCGATGATAGTCTGGCCGCCTGCAATACCGGTTATCAAGTCGTTAGCTACGGCGTTGACTGTGCGGGTTAAACCATTTCCAAATGTTAAAGGGGCTTCATAACTTCCAGCAGGCTGTGCGCCTATATCGCTTAAAACTTCTGAATACGAACGCCCTTCTAATCCGGTTGCTGTGAACTTTGCATAATCATTATCAGCAACATCGGCGGCGTTTATTTGCACTTTGTTTGTATCTGCAATGCCAAAAGTCAATGGTGCTTGATAATCCGTCCCGGCACTTGCTACACTTACTGCCCCTGTAGTGCCTTTAAGTATTCCAGTTAATGTGCCGATTGTCAATGAGTCTGTCGTCAATGTCTCTATTCCTGATATATCCTCTACAACCGTCCATGTAGCACCGTCGGAGTAGTAAAAGCCTTTCTTCCTGTATGTGACAAACGGTACTCCAGTTGTGGCAAGTACTATATAGAGTTCCCCAGTGTGATCTGCAGCTGCTGGTAATGCTGCAAAGTTAGCGACCTTTGTATATCCTGTGAATGAACTCCCGCCGCCGCCTGTTCTTGACCAACCCATGTTATGACCTCTTTAGAGCGATATCAAAGTCAGTGCCGCCTGCGTGCGTTACCGTTGTAAATCCGTTGAATATATCCTCGAATATCCCGCTTGCCGGGACAGGAATCGTGACCGCTGGAGATGTGTTTAGTGTTACCGTCATTGCAGTAGTTGTATTGTTGTTAATTATTGCAATCCCGGTCATCTTACCGGAACACGTATAAGGGTAGACTGTAACTTCATTTATAAACTCTTTGACGTATAGCTGTGGGTTGTTTATACTCATTATTTATCCTCGATTATATTTAATCTTGCAAATTCACCATATATCTCGGTTGATGCTTTATTATATGCAATTGCAGCGTCTATTTCATTATTGTGTCACTATATTTTTATTTGCTAACCTTGCCACATATTTCACATTTTAAACTTCTGTCATTCTGTTCTTTAAAGCTGCATCCTGATATTAACTTGTCATATTTAATATAATAGTATAGCTCTGTTATTCAGCAGATTGGCTTAAATAGAAACATCTGCTTTAACCGTTTCCCCTTCTATAGCTTTTACTACTGCGCCCTGTTTAACTGCTCCGGTTTTTGTTCCTGATTCTCCGATAATTCTTTCAGCTTGTTCAGGTGTAATTCCAAACAATATTATCAACTGATTTATTCCAGAGTCTCTTGATATGTCGCCTCTTGCAACGCTCGCTACTATATCATTTATAGCCTGTACTTGCGCACCGTTAAAGGATTGACCTGTGGAATTTTCAGGAAGAGGAGTTAGGTTTTCATCTTCACCCATCCCAGATGTTTCGCTTAATCCACCCATCAATCTATTATTTTCTTTTTCCAGTTGATCTTCAAGCTCCTTCATTGCATTATCCGGATCTGACACAATATCTGGAAACATTTTTAAAAGATCACTGTTAGGGGCTAATCCCTTCAGCATCCCAGCTATCTGAGCGTTTTCAAGGACATTCTTCGGCAATATTCGATTACTGATTATATCAAGCTCATTCATACTTGACCTTACAGCGTCCCCACCCGGGAGAATAGAAGCATAAGCGTTGATTAAGTCTATCTCTTGTCGCTTGCCCTCTGTCCATATGCGGAATGTTTGATTACATAGGAATAGAAATCCTAATAGTCTATAACCCGCAGATACGCCCGATATTGTATTCCCCCAGGAATCACCATCGGAGAAATTAGGTATGTCTGTCAGTTCAAAGATCTGCTTAATCAGTCTGTCATAAGCACCGAAAATGAAGCTATCCTGAATATTTTTAGTCACCCATTCGAGGACATCGTCTTTCGTCTGGAACGGGACTATGCTGGTCTTTTTAAACCTGTCAAGTGCGGTTTCTCCCTGCGCATCTCTGTGTATATCATCTGCTGACTCGGAGATTCTTAATAATGCTCCTCTAAATTCTGCTAACTCTTCAGCGATGTTCTTGCTTATAATTCTATCGGCTTCATCCATTATCCCCTGTGCATGAGCTACAAGAGGGCTTTTATCTCTGAATATGTTATATTCAATAATATGTATTTTCTGCGGTAGTTTATTTGCAGCGTTGTATAATATGGCCGGTTTCTCTGGGTTCTCTCTTGCATCTGAGTAATCCGCTTGCGTTGCGATATAGAAGTCAATCCCTGTCTTTGTATAGACATCAGCGTAATAAATCTTTTCTTCTTTGCCGTTGGCATACTTACAGTCTGAATAATACCTGATAGCCTTTTCCATTATAGGGTTAAGCGTATCTGTGTAAATAGGTTCTATCTGACAGGCCGGGATTGTATCACATCTTAACATCTGTTCAGCAAAATAATATATCTTATACGCGCGCCCCTGATTACCGCATTCAATGGCAGTTACAAGGTCAAGTATGTCGTTATCATTATAATCATTGATTGCTTCAAAGTATTTCATATACTCGGTTTTTTCGGTTGTTTCGATTGTTTTATTAGCTTCAGTCATAAGATTTTTAAAGCTGAATACATTTGTGAGGGAGTTGCCGGTTTCCTTGTATTGAATATCTGAAAATTGGAAGCCGCACCATGTGTTGATCAGCTTTCTTGATATCGGGAGAGGGATTCTTTTATCCTGATTAGATAATATCCCGTATTTATCAAGGTTCTTATCTGCCATAATTACCGGGTTTTTCCCGGCGTAGTATAAAGCGTTTTTCTCGTAGTCTTTATTGCGGATGTCTAATGATTTTTTATATTGAGATATTTCTTTGCTGTCCATGTAAACTCCTGAAGGGTTTAGCGGCGTTGTCTATTTGCAACCGCCGCACCTTATCACCCTGAGGTTATATATTGCCTTCGGAGGCGTTAATAAACGTATTTCAGGATTATAGTGGATTGTCAACTACTTTTTTGGTTCTCTTGATATATTGGATCTATACCATACCGATGCTGGCCGTTCAAGAGCATATATAACAGCATCGACACAGTGGTCCTCTTTATCCCGGAGCTTTTCAAGTATCACTTCATTTTTATCTGTCTCGTAGGACCACCCGGTAAACTCTTTACAGGCATTCGGGCAATTATCAGCATGGATGTGTATTTTGTTGAATTGTTTTAGATACATACTCATAGCAAATTTAAAGGCATTTTCCTTAACTGGCTGTCCTATTGACTTTCTTGCGCTCGTTACTTGGAAGCGTCCTGATGCGTTTAACATCTTGCTTAATTCAGGTCTTGCGCTGTCTGCGATTATATGCTGATTTAAAGCCCATTCAAGGTCCGTTAATTCTTTCTTCATCTGCTCAGGGTCAAGTCCGGTTTTGTAATATTCCCGGCATATATAAAGCTCGTTGTCTGCAATATAGCATTGCATTAGGACCGTTGGGTCAATATGTCCATAATCAAGCCCGTAGTGCATTTGGCGGGCCATGTCTATATCGAATGAGTGAATGACAATATTTCTTAAGACATTTGATTCTGTTAAGGCTCTTATTTCTCCATCATATATCCACTTGAAGAGGTCTGGGTCCGCTTTTCTCATTCTATCAATTTCTTTTCTGCTTGTATCTGATAGAAAAGGGTTTTCATCATAGTTTATCTTTATTACAAGCGCGTCCGGATGGACATTTGTAACGAACATTTTATATACTTCATCATTAAGGCTTTGTGGGTTAAATGTAACAAAGAATTGACTGCCTTCCATCCTTAAAGTAGGAATAAGGACCCGCCATGCTTCAGGGCTGATTGTTGCCGATTCTTCGGTCCATGCGTACTTAACACCCTCAATAGATTTGATATTATCTAAATTCTGCCATAATCCCTGAAATATGAATTTAGATCCGTTTAGATTGCATCTTATTTCATTTTCAACAATAGTAAAATATTTATTGAGTTCATAGTCATTTATTATTTTAACCAGTAGGGAATAAGAAGAGGCTGCAATTGATTTCTGTATATGCCTTGTGCATAGTATTAAGCATTTTTCAGTCATGGCCCTGACAATTAAAAGTCTTGCGATAGAATGGGATTTAGAACTTGCCCGTCCCCCATATATAACAATGAATCTTTTATCTGATGTAAAAATCGGGAGGAGTTTATCGGGTATGTCAATGTTCACTTAACGCCATTTATAACAATATTGATAGGTGTGTTGTCTTTTATGTCTATCTCTGTTTTATCGGTAAAAAGTACAGTATATTTACCCAACAATTCAAGAGCTTTTAATTTATCTGTTTTGCGTGTGCTTATTGGATTGCCGTCTTTATCGGTTAAAATCTCGCCTTCATCAAATGCAATGTTATTCAATTCACCTAATACTTTTGTTTTAAGCTCTGTTTTTCTATGCTGCATACCGATTTCAAGCTGACTATCTATATATTCACGTATGTAAGGTTTTTTTAGGTTCTCTGATGCTATAACTCCTGCGGTGTCTTCGGAATATCCGGCTCTTATCGCTGCCTGTGTGCCGTTCAAATCAATTAAATATTCAGCACAAAAGGCCTCTTGCTTTGCAGTCATCTTGATTTCTTTCTCTTCTTTCATGTCTCTATCTATTCCATTATTTGCTTAATTGTCAATAACTTTTTATTTCACCACGCTTGATCTGTTGCATCTACTGTACAATAGCTTTCTATTCCGCAGTAATCGCATTTATATTGTTTTTTTGGTGCCCCACAATATTTGCATGACTCATATTCCTTTATAATGGATATTGTAGCCATGGAGAGGATTTCTAAGTCGTTGTTAGTTAATTGTGGATTTGCCATTTTATCCCTCATTTTCCGTATATAATCCATAAATTGCTTCTTTGGTAATCATCTATTTTATCGTCTATTTTAATTATTGTTATACCACTTAATATTCCAAGTAATAAAGATATTAGTACAATAATTAGTAAACATGATAATGATACGTTTCTGGCATAGTTATCTTTCATTGTCATCTCCATTATTTTTAGCATAATAATACATTTGGACTATGTGGCATATAATTAGTGTTATGAATGATACAAATAATATTACTTTCATTTTTTTCTCCTTACAATACCCTGTTTAAGTAATTAATCTAACGATCTCCATTTTGGAGTATCAATTTTTAAAGGACATCCTGTTGGTTTTTCTTCTGTCGCCGGATTTACAAATAAGCAGGGTTCATCTTCTGAACCGCAAACCGTACATTGCCATGTATGTATTTCATCTTCTATTGGTTTGTCTGTTCGCTTGTCACTCATCTCTCGCCCTCCTTTGGTTTAATCATTATAGCAATCTTCTATCACATTGATTTTCTTCATCCCAAAATTGACCTGCTTGTTCTTTTGGTGTACATTGATTATTACATGTTACGAATTTTGATGCGTCAGAACATCTATGATTTATTTCATATTGCACCTTTCTTAATGCCAAAATATAACCCTGTTGGAACAATTCCTCTTGTGCCCCATGCTCATAAATTCTTTTTTGTTCTGTGTCGCAAAAATACCAAACACTTTGTAATTTTTCATATGAGCTCATCTCTCACTCTCCCTGTTTAATTATTTAATCCATTACCATGAAAGCCAACATCAATAGAATAAATCCACCTAACGGGTAAATTACTCTTACAAATATGTCTAATGTTATTTCCATATTACTTAATTCTCCTTGTATATTCATAGTACCCAAATTTGCAAATTCCGCAGCTATCTCTTTTATTTCTATGTGCTGAACAAATAGATATCCATTCTTTCTTCATCTCTCGTCCTCCTTTGGTTTAATTGTTTTTATAATTTCCATGCCATTCAACTAATTCATTTTCATTGATTTCGTTTACTACTTCCATGATACCCCACTGCTCCTCTTTACTTCCTCTTTGCGGAAAAGCCGTACGATGTATTAAATCTTGAATCTTTAAAAGGTAATCATATTTTTCTTTCGGAGTTTCACCTTTAAGCTGTTGCATTATCAATTTATCATATGGTTGCATTATTTTTGACCTCCTGCTCTTTGTCGTATTTATGGATCTCACATGGGTGATCAAAAAAACAACATTCAGTTTGACCTCTTGGATTTTCAATATACTTTAAAAAACATTTTTCATTAAAATGGTTTATTACTGATCCGTGTATAATCTTTTCCATCTTACTTAATTCTCCTTTTGTAATTTGTAATTTGTTTTTGAATACTCTCCATGATATTTTTTAGATGCTACATCATACGCTTCTGATGCTTCTTTTTCTGTCATAAAATAACCAAGATGAATATATTTTCTGTTTTTCTTTATATAGGCCTTATATTTTTTAACATTTTTATCAAAAGAAACCCCTTTAAACTTTGATAATTTACCATTTGAATATTTTTTACAATTACAAGAATTTTCTCCAATTGTGCATACTCTTAAATTTTCTTTGCGGTTGTCTAAAGTATTTCCGTTAATGTGATCTATAACCATGTTTTTTGGATAATTCATTATTAACCTATGTAATAATATTACAGTTCTCTTATTTATATCTAATCTTTTATTTGTCTTTATATAAAACGAATCCGCATTCTTATTATAGTTAACACCCCATGTATATTCCTTAATCTTATCAAAGTCCTCCCCGTCAATAAAAAATGATATATTTCCATATTTATTACTTTTAACAGGTACAACTATCATCTCATCTCCTCCTCTATTATTTCTATCAGGCAATAATTTCTCTTAAATCGTTATATATCTGTATAGGGTTAGTCTTTATTTGCCCTGTAGTGTATCTTAGAACCTTATATCCTAATATCTGAGCTGAGTTGTATTTCTCACAGTCTTTAGAATAACCCTCTCCCCTTGTATGCCGTCCAGACTGATAAACGGCTCCCTCAATTTCTAAAAGTATCATCTTTGAAGGTATCGCATAATCAGCGCGCCATTTTCTTATAGGATGGAATCTGAATTCCTTTTCATACGGTACATTTAATTCCTTTAGAAATGACTCAACTATTATTTCAGGGCTATTTATTATCATCTTTACAATCCAGCTTTCTTCCTTTCGGGTTATATCCGCCGTAATGGTCGCAGTCATGACAATTTATCAATAGCGTTTCCTCTCCGGTCTTTTTGCAGAATACTTTATAAACTTCTGATTTCTTGCTTACTGTTCTTATCATCTTAATCCTCCATGGCATAATTGTTCTTTTGTCTCTGTTTGTTTTTCGTATATGTTTCCGATGACTTCTAAATTATGAATATGGTGAATCCCAATATCATATACTTGTATTTTGTTAGGGAGAGTAGCTGATCTAAATGCTCCCATATAAAATATTACTTCGTAGACATCGTCACTCTCTTCAGTTTTAACTATATCTCCTTCCCAAATCTTTACCCCATCTTTATCGCTTAGTCCTGTATATTGCATAATAATATAATTAGGATTGTTTGGTCTATTATGTAATTGACCTTTCCAGTTTATGAGAAAGCTATCGTAAATCATTAAATCTCTGGTTAAGTCATAACATCTGAATTCAAGCTCTCTGTTCATCTTAATCCTCCGGTTATTCTGATAATTTTAATACGACAATACTTCTTGCAACATTAGAACTGTAATGGATATACCCTTTTTTGGCAAGTAGTTTCACATGACTTAACGCTGCCCCCTGGTTGACTCCTAGAAGATCTCCCAGTTCTCTTAAAGTTGGTGAATAGCCTTTTTCAGATTTATATTTTATTATCAATTCCAAACAATGCTTCTGCTTGTCGGTCATTTCTTTCATTTGTCTTTCCTTTTATTTAGTTCGGTTTTCAATTGTTGGATACAATCATTTTGTTTTGACATTACCCATGACCATTCATGCTGACGTCTATTATTAAATAGTTCTTCCGCTTCTTCAATCAATATTTCATGATCAGATTTGAGGATGTAACCTTTTTCTCTCATATATTGTTTTACTGTTAGCACATTAGAAAACTGCATATCGACACAAAAGTCGTGCGCCTCTTCTTCTGTAAATTGTGGTTTCATTTTCACGCTCCATTTATCGGGGTTATTTATCTGTGAGTTTCCTAATATTATGTTGTCAATATCGCTCTGTTTCATTTTTGTCTCCTTTGGTGCAAAATATTCTTTTCTAATACAAGCGACTCGGCATCCATCTTCATCATCATTACTACAATTTCCGCATGATATACTTTCATCTTTTACTATTGGTTCTCCAATATATTCTTTTTCATAATCTGAAAACATTATACAGTCGTGATAACATATATCGGAAAATCTATCATTATCATACTTGCAACCATCACAACTTAATTTCCCCAAAAAACTTGAACATATATCCGATGTTCTAACAACATTACAAGTCAATCTGCACGTTCCATAGTTTATACAGTCTCCACATTTCATAACGTCCTCCATATATTGACATTAACTATATACTAATCATATGTCAACACTTTTTGACCTGATTTAGATTTTATTTCAATATTAAAAAATTCACAAAATTCTTTCTCTGTCCAATGCTCTACCGGCTTTGTTAAATGGCAGTTTTCACAAATATCCATTAAATTATCCGGATGATGAATATGATTAGGATATAACTTTTTATATCGCTTATATTGCGGGAATCTGTGGTGAAGCTGTGTCGCTTGCTTGCCGCATATATAACAGGAACTCATTTTATTTCACCTCTACTAATTTAAATCTTTTAGCAATATAAGATATACCGGATGGCTTAAATAGTGTAACCGGCTTATTATCTATAACGCCATTTATACTAACCGACTTATAAATCACTTTAAAATATTTTTTATAATCATTATATGGCACGTTATTACTCATAAGTATTTTTTCTTTTCGTAGCATATTGAAAAATTTGTTCCTGCCGATATTAAAAGACTTTGCAACTATACCAACTTCTTGACAGTCTTTACCGGATAGAAATAAATCATATTCTAATGCTTTAGGTTTCATCTCTTTATTTTCTTCGGTCAATATTTTGTTCTTTTCAATAAGTTCAGCGTTATCATCTTCAAGTATTTGTATGGCTTGCCTGATTATTAGATTCTTTTCAAGGTTTGTTTTAACTGAAACCGATTGGTTTATGTTTGATATTTCCATTTATACTAACTCCTTTATATGTTTATTAACTGAAACCGATTGGTTTATGTTTGCATAACCCATAATTTTGTCTACTTCATTTTCATGGTTATATAAGTGTTGGTTTTTTTGCATATCTAATTTAATAACAGTAGTTTGATATTCGTTTAGATTTGTATATTTTCCATGTTCCATCAAATCTGGAAAGAATATTTTAACATACTTGCGGACTGTTTTTGGCGTAACATTTAATATTTTAGCAACTTCTTTTACTGTCATTGTTTGTTCTAAAGTTAATTCGTTCATTTGTTTCTCTCCTTTATCATTGCATCGGCGACAAGATAAGACGATTCGGCAATTCTTATTAAATCCTTATTTGTTAAATTGAATCCTAAAATGAAATTAGTCATTGCTTTGGCTGCAAAGTAATCTCTTAATGTCATACCCGTATTAAGCTCATTATCGGTTCTGATTTCCGATCTGCCATGTTCATTTTGCCTCATTTCTGATTCTGTACATATTACCGATGGAAAAGCGCAAATGTCATTTGTTTTACTGTTCATTTTAAACTCCATTAAAAAAGCCCCCATTATTATGTAGACGGTTTCCCGCTTCGACACACATAATAACAGAGGCTTTCAGATTTTAAAAGTATAAGTGAAAGTGTCGATGTTTCAGTTATACTCTTTATTTTATTACAATACATATTCACGTTTTAAAAGTCAAGTAAAAAAATACCGGGAATTGCTCCCGGTCAATAACTTAATTTCATTTTATTAGTTAACTATAGGCCTTTACCTCCATATTTTATTTTATTATTTTACTTCTTAAATTAGCATATTCTTGATTGTCCGCGGTGGGGATCTGCCCCCCTATTTCCATAAGCATGGTTTCACAGAATAGAAAATAGTCTTTTGTTTCTGCCTTGGTGAATGAAGCCATTGAAGGTATATAACCCACAAATGTTAATATAGTTGAAGTCTGATTATTTCGATCTAATATCTTTTCATTTCTGGTTATGAATCTTGCAGATGATTGATGCTTTATCGGTATATCATCAAAATCAGTTACTGGATAATAATAATCTCCAACCTGTCTATATATCCATTCCGGCTTTAAAATAAACTCATGTACATATTGATTGTTAGTTTCTCCCATAGCTTCTGTCAATGCGGGGAGAAGTAACCCGCGATAAAAACGATGACTAGCAGATGAAATATTATCTGTTATATAATTTAAACATCGACCATTTGAAATGTTTATATTTTTGCAATCTTTTGCCAGACATTCTGGACATTCATGTTTATACATTTTCTACCTCATTTAAACATGCAAACTCTCCATAATATTTTATTGCCGCTTCATTATAGGCCTTGGCAGCATCTTCTATATTTTTATACGATCCTAAATATTTTCTATTTTTTTTGGTTCCAATAGTAACTTTATAATTATTCCATGTTTTGTTGAAGAAAACCCCCTTATATCCCGTTGTGTTATTTTTTTGTAATCTTGAATTTCTTAGATTTTCTGAATTAGTACATATTCGTAGATTTTCTTTTCTGTTATCCAATGTGTTATGGTTAATATGATCGACTATCATTCCTTTAGGACAATCCATAATTAGGCGGTGCATTATATATTTGTGTTTATTATCGGAGGAGTGAACAACATAGAATATATTTGAACTTCTATCTTTGTTGATATACCACTTGTAAGATTTTACTTTGTCATAGTCTTCGTCATCAATTATGACTTCTTTAATCCCATATTTTTTTGATATGATTGTTAATATCACGGCAGGCCTCTTTTAATTTTATTTCTTTTAACTTTAAATCAGGGGAGGGAGCTTGCAAACTCGCACTCCCCTTAAAATTAAAAGATTATTTACTTAATTATATTCTAGATATATTGTCAATATATATTATTTAATCTGTATACATTTCCGTCTTTTATATCTATGTTTTTTATTGTGCATAGATTATCGATATATTTCATGCATGACGGACAGTTGACGGTCATTATTCAACCTCTTCATAGTAACCGGATTTTATTCTTTCCTGTGTTCGCGCGATCTTTTCCACAACTGCACGCTGGATTGATTTACTTTGTAGATAGTGCTGAAGCAATAGACAATATACATCTGCTTTCTCGTTTACAATATCTTTTTGTATTCCGGAATCAATAGCCTCAAGAAGTTCGACAAGTTCCTCATATAACTTGTTCTCTGATATTTCCATTCCAAAATGTGAATTGATAGCTATTAAATCCCTGTTAATTTTTCTTTTCTCCATTTCAATCCTCCTTTAGTTTTCGTAAATACTTTCAGCCGGGCAGTTTGTCATACAATCCCCACACTGAATACAGTTATCGTTAAAAGTTATAACAAAGTTATCGTGTGAATAATTAACTGTTATACCTTTATGCGGGCAATTATCCGCGCACATCCCGCACTTGATGCACTTCTCTTCTGCTATTCTCATATTGTCACACCTCCTAAAATAAATTTCCCTGTATTGTTATTGTATTGTCAATTGATTTCATCATACAATTAAGAATATGTCTCCCGATTTCTGGATTTACTAAATTTCTTAATATCTGCCTTTTATTATGTTTAACATCAACACCTTTTAAATTAAATCCATACCGCCCATTTGTTCCGGTTTGACTTGCAATAGATTTTTCTTTTTCGGTATATATATTATTTATATTAAAATTGCTCCAAAAATAATGCCTATCAATTTCCACAGTTGGAGGAATTAAAGGTGTATAGTATGGAATTACATTTTCTATTACCCATTTACCCTTAAACCAGTTATTAGACAACATTATTATTTCTTGGTACAATGATAGTTCTGGATAACGTGGAGGATGATTTCCGTCAGTATTTATTCGACTATGACTGGGGCACGGAGGAGAAGCCCATATAAAATCCCACCCGTCAAGTACATGATCTATCAAATATTGATGAGCATCAGCGACTATAACATTGTCTCCTGGGTAATATTCTTTATATAATTTTGCAATTTCATTATTGTATTCAATTGCTGTTATATCGTGATCGTCTCCCCATAGTTTACGGTTTCCTCCAATTCCTGCGTATAAATTAAGTATTCTCATATTGTCCCCCTATTCTATTCTTTTATTGATTCTATATGCTTCATTTGATTTCTTCGGTTATTTTATTTAATATATTTATCATTTCCTTGAGATATTCCCATTATCCCTTCGCATACACAATGCTGATTTCCGCAATCTTTACAATATCCGCTCATTTTATCACCTTTTTATTTTTGAACTCTTCGGAATTTCCTAATCGTTCGCTTTTACTTTGTTTATCACATTCTTTTTTGCACTGGCATGGTACATCAGGCGGTTTACAAGTTAGACATTTTGGAAATATTTTATTATTGTTAAGTTTCATCTTTTATAAATCTCCCTTTGTAATTTTATTGATTCATTTCTTAATAATATATCGTGGTCTATTAAATCAAATTCATAGTCTTTTGTTTCCATACAAGTAACACCCCCGCAGGATCTGCAATTAAACAACGTAATGTCTTTATCGGCCGAAGGAAAAAACCCTCCTAACATTATTTTCTTGCATTCTCCGCAATAGCTAAAAGTCATTTTTTATACTCCCCTATTCTATTCTTAACGAATTATATTTCGTTAACATCAATCTTTTTGAATATGTCAGTATCAATATGTTTGAATGTTCCCTGGTTTATTATTTCAAGACATTTTTCCTTATCCCCGATAATTAAAGCCGGTTTTTCATATTTCCGGGATGACTCGCCATAAATTAGTTTCGGCTGCTCCCCGGTGTTCTGTGCTTTCAAATAAGCGTCTACAAATTGCTTCCGGTGCAATCCTTCATATTCCGGGTTTCTCTGTGTGAATGCTATCCAGCCCCCCACCGATTCAAGTGCTAATTCTGCTCGCTTATTGCTGATAATAATATTGTCAAGGCTTGTACCTGTGCGGTTTATTTTATCATACCATTCATTTGCTTCGACTGTTAAATTCACCCGGGGGAAAAACTCTTCAAAGTCTGCAGGAGAGGGGGGAGTTTTAAATTTAGGATTGACCTTTATTATTATGACCTTGAATATACCTTCAAGCTCTGATTCTGGAAAGCGATCTTGTATATATTCGAATGTCATACGCTCGACAAGTTTAGATGAATACTCACCGTAATAACTTACTAATGCTTTTAAAAATTCTAAATGTTTCATCTTAATAACCCACATCTTCAATTATAAATAATTTATTACATTCTGGGCACTCAAACTCTTCATTCCAATTTTCTTTTCCAAATCCATCGTCAGAAAGTAAACAGCTATAAATATAACCGTCATCCAATAAGCTCTGCTGTTCCATCAAATCTATTGTTGATTCACAATGTGGGCATTCAGCATATATTGATATTGTTATTTGTGCGTTAGACTTTTTCATCTTATAAACTCCCTTAATCTGTCTTCTATTCCCTGATGATCTACTTCTTTTTTATTATCCGTCTTCTTTTTAGAGTGTGATTCAAGAGTATTAAACTTTTCTCTAAATTTATCAGTCGATAAAATATTGACTTTCCAAAATTTGTCAGTTAAAGCATAATCCATAACATCTTTAATCAAGTTATAATCAATCCCGTCAATTCTATTTAACTTTTCAATTGCATCGTACCATTTTGTTATATCAGGTGGTTTGTTTTTGTATCGTGTTGGTTTGTCCATTTTGTTATAAAAGTAATTTGTTAATTCTATCACGTCGAGATGAGTATTCTCTTGAATTAAATTAACTTTGCTTAAATTATCTTCACTTAACATAACTTCTCTTACGCTGTCCGTGGACTGTCCATGCACTCTTCTGCTGTTATCGTTTACATCTGATCTTGGCTTTGGTGCAATATATGGAATTTCTGGACAATTATTTTTAAGCAGGTTAATATATATGCTGTCAACTTTTCTATCTGCTCTTATGACATTATGTTCATGCCAATCTGTAATAACAACCACCTGATCTTCATTTAATTGCTTTACAAATTCTTTAGCTAATAATACTTTTAAGTTATCCGGAGCTGTGCCGAGTAATCTGATTATCGGATACGCTTCGACAATTCCGTCATCATCTGCCCTGAGTATCATATGAAAATATAATAATTGACTTTCCATAGGCATTTGTAGAAACTTTGCTGAGTTTGCTATTCTATTACTAAACATTCTTCTTTGTCCCATTTATATATCCTTTCTTTTAACATTATTTTTCCAATATCCATAAATTCCATCATTATAGAAATTATGGTTAAAAAAACATCTTTCAAGAAATTCAATAGCTACATCGGGCGGAACATCTGGATATTCTTTTAAAGAATTGATAATACAAGCAACTGCCCTATAACTATCAGCGGGTAATCCCATCATTGTTTCATCTAATAATTTTTTATTTTCTTTTATATCTCTATGTTCTGATTCATGGCATGATTCACATAGAGTCATTAAATATTTATCTTCCACATCCCACGGTTCGCCAGAATATTTATAATGATGAACAACTAATGTTTCTTCCGTCTCTTGACAAAGTTGACATGTCCATTCATCTCTTTGCAATATCTCTAATCTCTTACGCTGCCATCGCGGGTCTTTAAGTTTCTCTGAATATGTCATTTTATTTATCATCTCCCTTTACATAATCAAATATAAATTCAATAGCCTGTTTAATAGATATAGGCAATCTGTTGTAATCGTTAGTCGATAATATTTGGCCTATAAATAATAAAATATTATCGACTCTCTCTTTTGCTTCCCACAATGTTAAATCTTCTCTATAATCTTTTCTCATTTATTTAACCTCTATTCTGTAATAAACTAAATGTATTTTTTCCTTTTCTAAAAATTGAATACTTATTATTTCAAGATTTGTACTTCCTAATGACCATTCATTTAATTCTGTGATATTTCTAAAATATGTCATTTCTATTTTATTCATCTTATACCATCCTTAAAATTTAGTGCATAAAAAAACCGCTCCCAACATGTAGCCGGTGTTATCCGGTTTGCGCCCACATGTTAAGAAACGGTTTTATGATTTTAAAGACAAGTCAGAGGGCGCAGTTCTGATTTAGTCTTTAACTGTAGTACATCATACATATAGCTTTTAATGTGTCAATAATTATTTAATATATCTCTTATGTTTTTAATTGTATCGTCTGCAAATATTTTCTTTTGTTCAAATTCTATTGTGACTTTTTTGTTTTTGTCTTTTATAATTACATCATCTTTATCAATTATTTGTATTCTTGCATTCCCATATAATTTATTTTTTTCCATTTTCATACTCCTTAAATTTTATTCCCTTTTTCATCCAGGGTTAAATTATACGCTATCAGAGCTTTAAGGCATTCGTCACCGGAGAGATTCCCGGTCTTTGTTTTAATGTGTGCTATGAATGAGCGAAACATTTCTTTTTTCTCTTCGCTGCTGAATTTAACTGATGATCTTATTTCTTTATTTGTCATCCGGAAACCTCTCGTTATACATTTCAAGCAATCCATGATAAGCACCATAACAAGGGCTTAACTTTTTAGATATCCGCTTTATAGACTCAGGATCGTGATCCGGTAATTCCTGACATCTGATTTCAAACATCTTTTCGACTTTTTCATGATCTGTAAATTTATCTAAGCTCATATTTATTTTCCCTGTTTGCACATTCCGGGCATATATTATAAAGCCTTGTAGACTCGCCACGATATTTATATTTAATTGTATCGGGCTTGTACTGTTTGCATATATTGCAGCGTAGAAGCTCTTTGTCTTTAACTCCCCGCCGAAGTGAAAACATTTTATAATGTGATGTTAATTGTGCTCTGATTTCCGGGTTAATATCATCCATTCGAATCTCCTTTTATTTTATTTTGTGCTTAACTCTGAATATTCTTCTTCTGTTAAAACGCCGTCTTTCATCATTCCCGCCAACTGTTTAAGATAATCAGCTTTTAAAATATCCGCTTTTTTCCCTGTGTTGATTTTAAGTTCATTTTCAAGCTCTTCTATTTTCTTGTTTAAACTTCTGATTATATTATACCGCGAGTATATCCCTAGAAAATAATAAACCAGTGCAACTACTAATAGAATAATAAATGTTTTCATATCGTCCTCCATTTAATTTAGAAGAAAAGGCTTTTGTTTCTTTTCATAATGGCAATCAAAACAAAGTTTCCCATCAAACATTGACCGCCATAAACTTAAAGTGTTCGACTGCATATTGGCCCTTATTTCAAGTATTGTTTCAGAGCCACATTTTAAGCATGGATATTTTAACAAATTGCAAATTACCATTTAGTCCTCCTTTTTAATTAAATTTGCAATCATATCTATATATGTTTTATATTCTTTGATTTGCTCATCAGTATAACCGTTATTTGTACCGATAGCCACGTAATTAGACAGCCATTTTTCAACACTATAATTTTCACATCCGATTTTAATAACACCATCCATATATAATAATGAATGAGTACTCCCTGTAATATTTATTATTGGTAATTTAATAATTGTTTCTGACAGGTCGGCTCCGGACAGGTTGGCTTCGGACAGGTCGGCTCTGGACAGGTTGGCTCCGAACAGGTCGGCTCCGGACAGGTTGGCTCCGTACAGGTCGGCTCCGGACAGGTTGGCTCCGGACAGGTCGGCTCTGGACAGGTTGGCTCCGGACAGGTCGGCTCCGGACAGGTTGGCTCCGAACAGGTCGGCTCCGGACAGGTTGGCTCTGGACAGGTTGGCTCCGTACAGGTCGGCTCCGGACAGGTTGGCTCTGGACAGGTCGGCTCTGGACAGGTCGGCTCCGAACAGGTTGGCTCTGGACAGGTCGGCTCTGGACAGGTCGGCTCTGGACAGGTCGGCTCCGGGGTTTTTTACTATTGCATCTTTTATATTAGCATATTCTCCAACTATAATAATGTTACCGTTAAATCTGTTTTTAATTTCTATTTTCATAACGTCCTCCTTTTTATCTAAAATCTTCTACATTTGATTATTGCTCTAACCGGATCTATTTTGACAAAGTTTGAACAACTGCCACATCTGTCGGCAAGTTCATATTCTCCGGTAACACTGCATTGAATCTTTATCCCGTTATCAGTAGAGATTAAATCAATCTCTTTTATGTGCTTTGCTCTTGACACTCTGTTCTCTCCTTTAGTTTATACGGGGCTTCCAGACTGCATAGGAAGCCCTGTATTGAGTTTTATTGTTAGAAGGCTGGTATTGCATCTTCCCAGTCAGGAATGTCGCTTTTTTGACTATTCCCGGTCTTTTCTTTTGGTGCGAACATTGAAATAATTACTGATTCTGATCCCTCTTTAAAATCAACTCCGGCCGGGTTAAAAGATCTCTTCAGAAACATAAATTGACCGTTTTCAGATTCCATAATCGCACCGACATTTTCATAACGGTTTTTGGTTTCGCCGTCTTTTTGATAACTGCCAACTTTAACTACAAGATCAAATATTTTTTTCATTTTATACCTCTATTTTATTTAATTTAGCAAACTCACCATGATATATTTTAGCAGCTTTATTATATGCTTCTGCCGCATCCTCTTGATTTTTATAAAGTCCTAAATGTTTGGACACTTTATTAAATTTTATTGATGCGAGATATTTATTTGTAACTTTATGAAAATAAACGCCTTTATATTTTGATGATTTACTTTTAATACTTTTTTTCCTATTTCTTGAATTTTCCATTTGTGTACATATTCTTAAATTATCCCTACAATTATTTAAAGTATTTCCGTCAATATGATCGACCTCTAATCCTTCTGGGCAATTTAAAATAAATCTATGTAATTTTATTGATTTTATTTTTCTATCTATCGGGTTATATTTACCTCTTGTTACATACAAATTATTATCCCTATTTCTCACAAAACTCCATTTATAATCTTTAATCAAATCAAAATCATTTCCGTCAATAAAGAATAAATGTTCTCCAAATGTTTTGCTTTTTATGGGTATAGCTATCATTTGTTGCTCCTTAAATTTTCTTTTGTAAAGCTGATTTGCGCCATACATATTCAATACAACTTTTATTTTTTATAGTTTGACAATTTAGTTTTTCGCATATGTTAAAATTTACAACATCACAGGCATCACAGCTTGGCAGATTAACATATAATATTCCATCAATTTCAACGTGACAATCGTCTATAATGTTTAATGATGAGAATTTTGTGTTCATTTGTTTCTCCTTTTCATTTGTTCTGAGATTTTTTTAAGCTCACTTTATTTCTATTGATTGTTGACCTTCAACATATAAATGGTCAATCACTTCTTGAATCTTGCTTCCCTGTTTTCTAATCTCTTTTGCACTGCTCCAAGATATAGGAACTATTTTTGTTTCCAGTAAATTGGGAAAGCCATTTGTAATAAGATAATCCTCATAATTTTTTATCGCAGGATTAAGTTTCTTTGGTGCCGATTTTAAAGTCAAAGTCTTTTCAGATCCGTCTACGCTTAAAAAAAGAATCTTGCTTGCGTTATCGGTTTTCATCTCTTCAATAACATTTCCAGATATAGCAATTTCCATTTCTCTCAATTGTTGCTTAATCTTTTTAACAACTTCAAGAGATACCGCTTTCACCTCTGCCGGAAACGCTCCTGGATTATTTGCAACATCGGCAAGGGTTAAGTTATCCTTTACGATAATATCCATTATTGAGCCTCCTTAATAAAATTTCTTACTTTTTCCATAGCTTCATTCTGTTCTTTAAGTTCTGATTCTGTCCATGTTTTAATTGTTCTCTGCTGTACAAGTGAATCAAGTTCTTTGATAGTTTTAGTTTTGTTGATTATTTCTAGGATTGCTTTCTGGTTTCCATGTTCTTTCTTTGTATCCGATTTCCCGTCATTGTGAAAATCTGCATCTTTGGAAACATGGTTTGCGTCATCGTCATCTTCAGAGCTGATATTTAAAAAAGCTGATAGTTGATATCTTCTCCCGTAAGTAATCGCCGAGCCTTGCCCCTGTGCGGTTGCTTTCTCTGCTGACATCTGCAACTTATCGGAAATAATAAACTGCCCTGATGTGTGGTAAATTCCGGTTTCTATTGAAACAAATCTGTCATCTGTTGAAACATTCTGAATGATAACAAGACCATGTTTAGTGAGTATCGGCCTAACCTGTGACACTATACTATCTAATGGTGCATATTTCTTTTTAAAAAACGGGTTAACCGCAGTGTTCTTTGGATTGATTATCTCTGCGTTTGCTTCTGATAAAGCCTTGATAATTAAGTTTAACTCTCCCGATTGTTTCATTTGAATCCCTCCATTTTCATTTGAATTCTATCCTCATGCTGTGTGATTAATTTCTCCCCGTTCATGTCGTCTATGTAAGCGTCAATCTTTTGCTTAATTCTTATCTCCAGAGCGTCATATACAAGTTGTGCTGTTGCGTCATCAAGTTCAATCTCTTTTCCGTTTACCGTTAGTATAACTTTATCAACTGTTAATTCCGGGCTGATAGTTATGTTACAATCTATAACGGCGTTAAGGTCATCATATGCATTGTACTCAAACATTAGTCATCCTCTCTTTTTGCAGTAAATAATTTTAACATATCGTGGAATAAATTATTTACTTGCTTCCCTTTTTTTTTGTACTCGATTTGAAGATTTTTGAAAGTTTCTTCATCTTCATCGCTTACTGATGTAATCGTTATTCTTGTCATTCTAACCCCCTTTTTTGCCGGTATATTTCAACCGGCGTTATTATTTTATTTTAAATCGTCTATAAGTTCTTGTGCTTGCATAATTCGTCTTTTTATTTGAGATATTTCATATCTGACTTTTTTTATATCGTCAAATTTTTCGTGAAATCCAGGCATTCCATTTTCTTTTTCATATTTTTCTGGCTTCCCGTCTAATAATGTTTCTATTTCGCTTTCCATTTTTGCTATCGCAGTGTTATAAATTACAATGTCGTTTTCTTTTTTTTCTATAAATAATTTGTCATTTGCGTTCATTTTGTAATCTCCTTTTGTTTTCTCTATCTATTAACAATGTAATACATAGGAATTAAATGTCAAGTTTTATTTAACTTTTTTTATATTTTTATTGACTTTTATTGAAAAAGTGAAGAAATAAGTGTAAAAAAAGCCGGATAGTGTTTAGTTATCCGGCTTCCAAAAGGAGGAGTATGAAGGTTGTCGTGGAGGACTTTTTTATATAAAGTTATACATTGTATAATGTCAAGTTATTTTCTCATTAGAAGCAAGCAATCCTTGAAATCCATTTTATTTTCTTTTAACACTGGATTAAGACAGGCCTTGAAATCATTTGCAGACTTGCACCCATCCGCAAGGCTTAAACACACGCTTTTGTCTGGATTGTTTTGGTTAAGGTAAAGGCACTTTATAAAGACCTGACAAGATGGTTCAAATCCGGTTGTATCCTGTTCTTTTAGATCACATCCGCAAAGCATAACTATAAAAGCAACGGCAAAAAGCATTGATAATAGCGCTATTTGTTTTTTATCCATTTAGATTCTCCGGTACTTTGTAATAAACTCTTTCATCTCTTTCAGCTTTTTTTCCTTTATTGAGGTTATCGTAGCTGCCGAAATAACCGCTAGTTCTGCTATATCGCTCACAAGGTATAGAAATGGGTTTGTTCTCAACTTTTGGATCAACATGATTCATACGGCCTCCATTTATTTCTTTACGCTCACACTAGCGTCAAAAGGCTTCCAGTACAAGCCTTTTTCTTTACTATATCCGATATTAAAAAATAAATTAAGACCTATACCAACAATTACAACTAACAACAAAAATCTATTGAATCTCTGTTTTTTTGTATTTCCTAGTCCTTCGTAAAATGCTTTAAAAAACTTAACCATATTATCCCCCCTAAATTTCAAGCAGCCAAGCAAAATCATCTTTATTAACTCGTGAAGCCCGCGCCGCAATTACCCCGATACCGCGTTTAGATGTATCTGACAACATCAATATTCCATCTTGAATATAACACGACATAAAATGAGATCCGTTAAGTATACGCATTTGATACAGTTTATCAGGGTTAAGCCGGACAGGATTTAATACATCTTCGAACTCTTTAAACTGAATTATTTCAAAATCGTATTTAAAGATCTTTTTGCAAAGTTCCGTTTTTTGGACTATTATGTTTCCGGTCTCATCACACTGTTTTTTCTTCAGGCAAGTTCTTAAGAACTCTTCAAATGTCATTTCGGTTTTACCAGATGCTACATTTAATGCCCAGAATGATATTAAATTGCAATATTTCAATCCGATATCATAAGCCTTTACGTTCCCGCACTTCAGAACATTATCAATATCAATCTGCAATTGTGATTCCTTATATTGATTATATTCAGAGATTATAGAATTAATCTTTTCTATCTTATCATGCATCATCGGAGATATCCTCACATCCCCTTATCTTAGTGTTGGCTCCCCCCCACGTTGATGTAGTTGATGCTGATCCCTTACGACATCCAAACGCATAATTACAAGCGTTAAAGGCATAACCAGCAGTACCACCTGTACCTGTACCGGTGCAATTAACTAAATTATTACAGGAATAATATCCGCTACCTGTGCCGGATGTCCCCGTTGCAGTTGAGATACATTCGTTCAGATTATTACTCCCATAGAACCCGATTGCATTAGTACTTCCTGTAACAGTTGCAGAACAATTTCTTATATTTGCACATCTATAGAAACTATATACCTCTCCCGTTCCACTCGCCACAACATTAAGACCAATAATTTCAAACTTGGGATCTGTCGGAAGACTGGAGTAACCTATCCCAAAATGTCCATTAGGTAATGATGTAGCTGTTAATGTTGCACCGTTTATAGCATGTATTTTTTCCACTGTGGCAGGTATTATGGTTAGTGCCGCTCTTGTAACACTTGCTGTAAATAAAACATTCTTTGCATCTAACCAAGTACCGGAGGCTACAAGTGTATCGAAAGCTGTTTGTGAATCTACTACATAATCGTAGTTTAAATTTATGTTTCCTATTGTTATTCTTCTCGTTGTTCCGCCGACCTCTTGCACTACCGTGCTGTCCGTACTTTCGGGCTTCGATTTTAGCGTGAAATCGTTTATTTCTTTGTTTGCCATGATATTCCCCTATGTTGGTATTTCGCTTATATATTTTAACGTCAATGTAATCGTCCATGTATCAAGATTTTTGTCAATTCCTATTATCTCCCATATTGACCGGGAATATGTTGCAGTATTTCTACATTTCGGATCTGCGTAAATAAAATCCATAATCTCTAAATCGTAATGTTGGAATTTTACTTGTCTTGTAACAATATCAGTTGGTGCTTTAGAGCTTAACATTATTGTTTCTGATTTAAGGGCCGCTGATGCTGCGTCTGTCAAACCTGTCTGAAAAGTCTTAGACTGTTTAGAATTGTAAATACCATAAACAGCATCTTCATAATCCGTATTTACATAATCAGAATATTCGTTTTTCTTTTGATCTTTTTTGTACTGTACTATGCATGAGCTCAAAAACTCTGATGTGTTATTTTTAATTGTTGGCTCTCCGAACCAATCGTCTTTATAAATTGTCTTAACAGGTGTTCTTGTATCGTCAAATATTCTTATTGTTAACAGTCCGCTATCTTTTGGAAAAAATAGTCCGTCAATATCATTGCATAGGTCTTCTATTGCTTTGTTTAGCTTTGTTTGTTTGTTTATGTAGAGCGAGTCTTTTCTTGCGCTCACCGCGGTTGATGCAGCGTCCACCTCGGTTGTATCATAACTATATTGATCGTACGGAGTGTCACCATAGTTTTCCAAAAGATCTTTTATTATTTCAACACCGTTTCCCTCTAACGCTCCGCCGATTGAGCATCCCTGAAAGTCTGCTGTTACTCCGGTATATTTACCGCCAACCAACGCTTTTGTTATTGTAAATGTCCCCGCCGTTAAATCTACGTTCGCACTCGCTACCGCCACCCCGTCAACGTATGCTTGGGTAAATGCAATCGCATCATGATATTCTGTATCCATAAAATGAAAGGAGACAGGATCTGTAACCGCTTCAGATAGACACATACAAGGCGCATTGTAAATCTTTCCGTATGCAATCGGTTTTAACTTTCCTTCATTTGTAGTTTTTAGGTTTCCGTATTCTGCAACTGTATACGCATTATACGGAATCGGATTAGTCATCCCGGATCTAACATCGTCATTGTCGATTGTGATATCGTGCCAAGACTGAGAATAGTTTCCAATCAATCCGCTATATATTTTTTTATATGCAGAATATTCGTCTCCATATTCTCCTATAAGTATTCTTGATGGTTTTCGGAATGTTTTCCTGTCGTTCCAATTGTCATATTTTCCATCTTCGTTTATTAGTTTAACTGTTCCCTGCGAGAATTTCAGCATTCCGAAAAAAAGCGGATCTTTTGATTTCTTAACTCCGAAGACTGAAGAGATCCTATTTTCGTAATACATATCGTTAATATATAGGATATCAAGATTCTTGCAGAATCCGTATATAACTCCAAATTGTATTTCTTTGTCAAATGGTTCATCCCAATTTTCGAAGCAGATATATAAAGTAGTTGTTACACTGTCGTAATACCACCGCTTTTGATTTATTACTAAAGCAGCGACACTGTCAACCTCGGTATAATATACGTTATTAACCGATAGTGAAATTGTAGTATAAACAACTGTATTCTGATTACTGTAATATCCGGTATTCCCGTTGTCATCTGTAACGACTACAACTCCCGGCGTAAGAATAAGTTTCCAAACGCCCGGAACATGATTTAAAAACTTACTCAAAACAGCCGGATCTCCGGTCTCATAGAGTACAATTTTTCTTTTTAGTGGGTTGTTAAATCTCATTGTTTACCATGATAATGACGCAATTAATGTAGTAGCTGATCCAGAATTTATTGCCAATGTTGTTCGAACCCCCCCAGTTGTCATCACATAAATATCAATGTAAGACGCATTTGAACGCCTTGCAATTGCTACAATATATGTCGTGCCCCCTTGATAAACCGCTCCGCTTATTGACATTATATCACCCACATTTGGTAATAATGGACTCCACACGGTAAATAATGAAGCTTCAGTAACCGCAGTTCCAAAAAAAGATGAGTTATATTTTTGTCTTGCATCTATTTTGTTAGTCAAATTTAATGTTGTTATGTTTCCGGTTGCTATGTTCGCGGTTGTTATGTTTCCTGTTGTTATGGTTGCAGTTGTTATTGTAGCCCCTGTTGTTGCAATAACTACTGATGTTAATGTTATACATCCTAGAGTCGTTGCATTTAATTTAGCAAGACTAATAGTATCTTCGTGCATTATTACTTGCTTTGTAGTCCATACTCCTGCGGATTTAGCAAATCTATAGTTTAGATATTTCTTCGATGCGTCAGCACCAGTCCCGTAATACCCTTGTTTTGTATCCGACCAAGTCGGTGCAGTGGTGGTATATTCCGCCGTAAAGCTTGACGCTCCACCAGTACACATAACATAATAATATGCGTCAGCTCCGGCGCTATTGCTTATGGCCTCTTCTGCGGTAACTTCGTAGAATGATCCATTTATTTCTATACATGATCCGATTGCAATTGCAGACAAAGATGTATTTTCAAAGTTAGTCAAAGAAACGGTATGATTTCCTTTATAATCTTTATCTAGTGTTAACTGCATCTCAGTGATATTATT